ATCACTTATTTAAGTGATATTGGTTGTCTGGAGATTCAGGGGGCCAGTCTAATGAAAAACTTTATATACCAATAATTCGAAATGGTGTTGAGTACCATGCTTATCCAGATGTTGTATGCATGGCTATACTTGAATACTATGCCTTTGAAGCAAAACAAGCAGAAAGTGAGACTGCAATTAGATCTTACAGAGAGCTTGCTAAAAAAGGCCTCAAGACATTTATATACGAGGCGCTAAAATATCAACCGGAGGACCCGTGGAGGCATTACCATGACAGAGTATCTTTATTAAAAGATAAGGGAACCATACCTGATGGGTATTTCATTATATTTAATGAAATTGCAGGTATGATGGTAGATCTCATCAATGCTGGATTAGCGATTAATCAGCATACCGTACCTGATGGCAGTGTTGGTTCTTGCTGGGCGCGTCACTGGAAAGCAAAGGGGTTAGCAACAGAATTTGGAGAAAGAGTAGACTGTGAGCATTATTACCCTGAAGATTTTCTTCAGGCAAGTTCCAATCCTCAGATCATTAATGCCTATCCTGATTCTGCATTGTCAGAGTTTCGTAGATGGTTTAAGCATGAATATTTAACCACAAAGTTCCCACCGTATATTCTTAAAAAATCAAACGTGCTTCCTGGTGGTACAGAAGATGCTAATCGTCTGATAGAAGCTTTCAAAAAATCAGAGCTAGAAAATAAACCATAATTGTTTTTTGGCTTTTGATTTTACATAATCATTTTGCCATAATCATGTCATCGGAGCCTGAACAACTCCGGTGACTTCTGCGCTAAACGGGGACGTTTATGCGCACATACAATCCAAACTCTCTTCTCCCTTCACAGATGCAGAGATGCACCTGCGATTTTTTGCATCCAGCGTTTGACCTCTGCGGAGGTGAAGCGTGAATCTCCCACAAGATGGCATCAAATTACATCGCGGTAACTTCACCGCTATCGGTCGGCAGATCCAGCCTTATCTGGAGGAGGGCAAATGCTTTCGCATGGTGCTTAAACCGTGGCGTGAGAAACGCAGTCTTTCCCAGAATGCACTCAGCCACATGTGGTACAGCGAAATCAGTGAATACCTCATCAACAGGGGTAAAACGTTCGCCACTCCAGCTTGGGTAAAAGATGCTCTCAAACACACATATCTCGGTTATGAAACCAAAGACCTGGTTGATGTCGTAACCGGTGATATCACCACTATCCAGTCGTTACGCCATACCTCCGATCTTGATACCGGAGAGATGTATGTCTTCCTGTGTAAGGTTGAAGCCTGGGCGGTGAATATTGGCTGCCACCTGACTATTCCGCAGAGCTGCGAGTTCCAGCTGCTCCGTGACAAGCAGGAGGCGTAATGGCTACACCGCTTATTCGTGTCATGAACGGACACATCTACAGAGTATCAAATCGTCGTAAGCGTAAGCCTGAGCCGAAGCCATCCGAAATACCAACACTGCTCGGATATACCGCTAGCCTGGTTGATAAAAAATGGTTGCGACTGGCAGCAAGGAGGAATCATGGCTGATTTGAGAAAAGCAGCGCGTGGTCGGGAATGCCAGGTAAGAATCCCTGGCGTATGTAATGGCAATTCTGAAACGTCTGTACTGGCACATATCCGGCTGGCTGGATTGTGCGGTACCGGTATCAAACCGCCAGACCTGATTGCCACCATTGCATGTTCTGCCTGCCACGACGAAATCGACCGCCGCACACATTTTGTCGATGCTGCATATGCAAAAGAATGCGCGCTGGAAGGTATGGCGAGAACACAGGTTATGTGGCTGAAAGAGGGGGTTATTAAGGCGTGAATACCTACAGCATCACATTACCCTGGCCTCCGAGCAATAATCGCTATTACCGCCATAATCGCGGGCGCACGCACGTCAGCGCAGAGGGGCAGGCATACCGCGATAACGTCGCCCGAATCATTAAAAACGCAATGCTGGATATCGGCCTAGCTATGCCTGTGAAAATCCGCATTGAGTGCCACATGCCGGATCGCCGTCGCCGTGACCTGGATAATCTGCAAAAAGCCGCTTTTGACGCACTCACTAAAGCAGGTTTCTGGCTGGATGATGCTCAGGTCGTTGATTACCGCGTTGTGAAGATGCCTGTTACCAAAGGTGGGAGGCTGGAACTGACCATCACCGAAATGGGGAATGAATGATGTTTGAGTTTAATATGGCAGAATTTCTTCGCCACCGCTGGGGGCGTCTGCGCTTATATCGTTTCCCCGGTTCTGTTTTGACCGATTACCGAATACTGAAGAATTACGCCAAAACCCTGACAGGAGCAGGAGTATGAAGTCAGAGATAACAATCAACTAATACTGTTTTGTTGATTTTTGCTTGTAATTGGCGTTCTGGCCTGATTTTGTGGAGAAAGTTGATGCGTGATATGTATGAAGTAATGGATCGTTGGGGAGCTTGGGCTGCTTCAGACAATAGCGGAGTGGACTGGCAGCCGATAGCGGCTGGTTTCAAGGGACTTTTACCTCATGGCAAAAAGTCACGGATTCAGTGTGATGATGACGAAGGCATCATGATAGACAGTTGTGTGGCTCGGTTGAGAAGGTATAAACCAGAGGAATATGAGCTCATCATCGCCCACTTTGTTATCGGTATCTCATTACGCACTATTGCGAAGAAGAGAAAATGCTCTGATGGCACAATTAGGAAGGAACTGCAAACTGCAATGGGGTTTGTTGACGGCTGTTTAGCAATGTTAGCTTATAGTATGGCATAAAAAATAAAATAGATTTACTGCCGATTTTTCAAAAAAGACTGGGAACTGTTTATATCCAACGTAAATAAGGCCTCCATAAAACATGGCTGATGCGAGATATTTAACAGTTCTCATCCTTTTTTTAGCTTTATCAATCAAACCTGTAATGCTACTCTTAATACTATCTGCATTATCTTTGATTTCTTTATTTTCTTCAAACTTTAAATACTTATCGAAAGCGGACTCCACTCGAGAACGTAAGTTGTCGAATGTTTCATTGAATATCTCAATAGAAATGTAATTGACTTTTTTTATCATCCAAAGTCCTGCGATAATCAATATTGCTTCGGTTGTTTCATTAGCCTTCACTAAGCCACCAGCTGCTATTAATGCACCGGGAATAGTCAATGCTTTTGTCTGATTAGATGATATGAATTCGTTAATTTTACTCGTGAACTCAAGATTTTTCTCATCGAGTTCGTTAAGAATTTTATTTACAGAAAACCTCTTTGTGTAAATCTCATATAGTTCATCATATTTTTTCCTGACGAGTTCAGTAGAGTTAAGCAAGTCAAAGAAATTGAACGTACCATTTGCTTTAAATACTTCGTTTATGGCTGAGCGTATAACGAGCTTGCGCTCGCTTTTGTGTAAATCATTGATTTTTATTGTGTCGAGAAGCTCCTTTATAATTTCATATTTAAGAGACGAGTTCGATAAGCGATTAATCTCGCTATATTGTAAAAAATGCGTGAGTTCGACTGTATAACTTTTGTCTTCATTGGTGAAAAATAAGACAGAGCAGTCACTGTTATGATGATCAGCAATTAATGAAAGGATATCTTTCCACATAAAGAAAATATGGATTTTTTCGATGCTTTCATTCTTAGAAGTAGGGAGTATTAACGGCGTTCCGATGATATAATTTTTCGGAAGAGCGTTTTGGGTGTTTACTCTAGACCAAAAAGACTCAACATTCTCATAAATTATAGCATCATCCCAAGATGAAGCTTGGCGATCTAGCCAAATTTCATTATTTTCGATGCAGGTTGTTGCCTTTTTATAACCTATAGATTGTAACAGTCTAATTATTTCAGAACTATTTACAATAACAATGCTTTCTTCAAGACTTATGACAGTGTAGTAGCCCTCAACTCTGCTTGAGGCTCCGTTAATAATCTGCGCTAATCTTGATAAGTCATCAGCAATTGTCATTATTAGCTGTCTCTATATCTTTTGAGTTCATCATAATTTGCCTGACTCAATTTTATCACAATTTCGCATTTGTTGTCAGTGAGAATTACAGGCTTATTTGACTTTTCGTCTCCAATAGCTCCACGCATTATTTTCAACTTAAAATTATTGTCGTTATCTGCCACTTCAATTGTAAGCGCGCTTTCAGCTGCTTTAGGAGTTGGTTCAAATTGAGGGTCAATCTGGAAACCATTAAGATTAACAAAATCGACAAACGTTCCCTTACATTTGTGTGAATCAGTCAGGCATGAGTCAATTATTTTTGAAATATCCTCTATCTTAACGGACTTATTTCCGTGTTTATCTTTTGATTTTTTTTCCAGTAAGGATTTAACTTCATTGTCAATAGTATCACGCAGTACACGACCGAGTGAGTTTTTACTAGCAAAAATATCTATAGCACTGAATAATTGCTGAATGCTTCTTTTATTGTCCGAATCATGTCGGCAACCTAATGAGTCTTTGAAAAAATCGCTTTTAGATTTACCTTGCAAGAAATGTACATATGAGTCACCCTTGTTTTCTGGATAACTGGCTTCGAATAAAGTTAAATCGAACATCGCAGCCTGCCGTAAGGCATCGGTATTAATTGGATTTAATCTTGTTGGGGTCAACTTATCCGAATCAAAGTCATAGGCGCTTTGTTTATCAACCATTACGATTAGAAGTTTCCCCAAATCCTCTGGTTCGGTAGACTTATAGTGGATGAAAACAACGCTCCCCCCCTGAAGTTGGGCAACTCTCGATTCGTTATTAGCATTATGTTTAAGCTTCTCTATTATAGCTCTAGATAAATCAATGAATTCATTATTCTTATTAATGTATTTTTTTAGGATCGTAGGAATGGATGAAGGGTTGTGATCTGAGTCTAGGAAGTTATGAAATTTGTTTTTTCGGCTAAATTTTTTCTCAATTCTGGTTATGAATTCAGATGTGACTTCATTTTTTAGATCCCAAACTTCACCTAATCGATAATCAAATGCTCTTGAATCATTTTTTTCAAGATTTGCTGTTACAGCACCAATAGGAAAGTACGATTGTTTGCCCAGCACTACAACATGAGGCGTGGCACCGCATTTATCGCAAGCTACAGTTGGGTCGTCAAGAACATTGCCACATTCTAAACAAGTTATATCCATTATATATCCCGAATTATAAGAATGAATTTTTATGTGGCTGAAAATTCTATCAAAACACTAACGCGTACGCAAAAAATATCGTAATCTGTTAAGTGTGCTCACTTCGCCACACAGCTTAAACCCGCCATCGAGCGGGTTTTGTCGTTTCTGGGTCTGGGGATTCCTTGGTCCTAGCCTATCCCGCAGTTATCCATTGACTCGGCTTCTTTGACGTTTCCGCTTCTGATTTGCGGTACATGATGTTTCCTCAATTTGCACCTGCTGTATCAGCGAGGTGAGAGATAACTACAAATGCCTCATAACCCAAATACATGGCTGGAGTTGGTCCAGAGCTGGTGGCGTGGAGACACACCGCTGGGCGCAGTGATTATGTCGATTGTTATGGCTGGTTTACGTATTGCCTATTTTGGCGGTGGTGGCGGCTGGAAGCGAAAAACACTCGAAATTCTACTCTGTGGCGCTCTGACGCTGACTTTTGCATCCGCTCTTGAGTATGTCGGATGGCCTAAATCACTATCTGTTGCCATTGGTGGTGGGGTGGGGCTGATCGGTGTTGATGCTATTCGTGGGGCTGCAATGAGAGTAATCGGTAACAAGTTTGGTGGCTCTAAGGAGTAATTTATGCAGGTACTAAATTCCCAGCGTAAAGCTTTCCTTGATATGGTGGCATGGTCAGAGGGAACGGATAACGGGCGACAACCGACACGTAACCACGGTTATGACGTTATTGTCGGTGGAGAACTCTTCACTGATTACTCCGATCACCCTCGCAAACTTGTCACGCTAAACCCGAAACTCAAATCAACAGCTGCAGGCCGTTATCAACTTCTTTCACGCTGGTGGGTTGCTTACCGCAAGCAGCTTGGCCTGAAAGACTTCTCTCCGAAAAGCCAGGACGCTGTGGCACTGCAACAGATTAAAGAGCGTGGCGCTTTACCGATGATTGATCGCGGTGATATTCGTCAGGCTATCGACCGTTGCAGCAATATCTGGGCTTCACTTCCGGGCGCTGGTTATGGTCAGTTCGAGCATAAGGCTGACAGCCTGATTGCAAAATTCAAAGAAGCGGGCGGAATGGTCAGAGAGATTGAGGTATGAACAGATTAACCGCGATTATCTCCGCTCTGGTTATCTGCATCATCGTCTGTCTGTCATGGGCGGTTAATCATTACCGTGATAACGCCATTACCTACAAAGCCCAGCGCGACAAAAATGCCAGAGAACTGAAGCTGGCGAACGCGGCAATTACTGACATGCAGATGCGTCAGCGT